TGCTTGACTATCTTTGGTACCTAAATGAACATCACTCACAAAAATAGAACGATATGTTTTCATATAAACCATTTATCTATCCACATAAAAGTGATTAATTAGCTAATGGATTATCCAATGCTTTTTTGATTTTGTTATCTACTTCAGTTCTCAATGCTCTTATTTCAGCTTGAGTTTCTTTTTGATTCTTCACTAACTCTCTGTTGATATCTTTCAATGTAGCATCAACATCACGTTTAATTTCTTTTACTGTGCCGTCAACGTCACGTTTGATTTCTTTCATGCTAGAGTCGGTTAAACGTTGATCTGTTTTACTAGAACGTTCGATGTTTTCAACAACACCTTCTAATCTACGAACGTCACCCTTCAAATCTATTTTGATAGTATCAGTATATTCAACCATCTTGCTGGTGTTGGCGTCCAAAACTTCCATCTTTTTATAGATTTCAGTCAAGTCTGGAGACACATACTTAGCAATTTTGTCCTTCATACCTTGATAGTCTTTGTAGACTTCAAATGCGCCATACAATCCACCAAGTAACGATGACACTAATGTGAATGCAACCATTAACTTAGCTGGTGTGAATTCATATCCACCAATGCTGATAACTGTATCTTTACTCGCATACTTCTTAACTGCCGCTTCTGCCTCGTCAATCTTAGCGTTTACGTTTTTAATTTCTTCTGCCATTTTTCTTCCTTATTTGTATTGTTGATTAACCATGTCTTGATGTAACTTATCAGAACTTAATTGTCTTAATGCTCTTGCATTGTCTACAGTCTTTTGGTTCTTATAAATTTCTTTTGGTGTATAGAATGCAACATCAGGCATTATACCAAAGTATTGTGCATATCCAACTGGTTGCTTTGCAATAGAGTCAATTGTAACATTACCAGCCGCATCATTGTTTTGTGCATTTCGATTGACGCTAGATAATTGTTGCTGACCCTGATTCATCTCTGGCAACATAGGCTTTGATTCCATAGCACTATCTACTGGTCCTCTATGTCCGCCAAATTTAATACCTTCTAGCATAGGCATTTCAATCTGCACTTGAGGTGCGTATCGTGTTGGTGCAGATATATTATAAGATACTGATGGCGTGACCATTGATATGTTGAAGTCTTGTCTTGTATTATTTTGAAAGTTATTTTGTTGTTGATTTGTTCCATCAAAATTTGAAACTTCAGATTGAATTCCCATACTGCTACTGTTGAGTGATTGTTGAAGTCTTGCAGAATTCATTGTTGCATTAGATTGTGCATTTCCCTGCATCAATGATGAACCTTGCATTTGCATAGCAGACGATTGGCTAGAAGACGATTGGCTTGATGCTGTTTGAGATGATCCACCAGATGTACTGCTTTGAGATTGTGCATCACCTGCAATTTTTTCAGCTTGTTGTTTAGCAGTCTCTCCAGCAGAGAATGCTTGTGCATCAGCCGCTTGCACTACAGACTTTTCTAATGCGCTTGTTTTATCTTGATTAGAACTAATCATACTAAGCACAGACGATAAAGATACTGTAGACTTTGATCCACCTCCAGATTCTGACACTTCACCAACTTTAGCTTGTGGACTAGTTGCGCTAGGTTGTGATGCGGATGCCTGTTGTTGAGTGGGGCCCGGCATAGGAGCGCCCGCTGGCGCAGGGCCAGCTTGCTGTTGTGGGGGTTGTGAACCTTCGAATGGCGGTGGGCTACCAAGCGGTGGTGGACTACCGGGTGAGGGAGGTGGCGCACCGCCATAAGTACCAACTGGTGTTATCGAAACATTATCAACGATTACTATAGTTCCTGTTGGTGTTGTTGTCTCTGATATCGCTGAAGGTGTTGTAGTCTTCGGCAGTAATTTATTTAATGCATCCAAATATCCAGGACATGTTGGACTATACATTGGATTAGTTGTACATGGATCTACAGAATATTTTAGACTGAAATTGACATTATAGATTTCTGGACCATATGGACCTGCCCAACCATTGTTGTCGCTACCTATGAAACCATACTGCACTTGTCCGATAGAAGGTACTGCAAGTGGTGTTGTAAATGTTTTTGAATAATCAAATGTTGTCCAATTAAATCTATAATTTAAAGAGTACACATCACCATACAATAAATTTGTAGCACTTCTACCATTTGTGTTATCCCAAAAACGAACCAATGCCATTAGATTATCTGTGCGCCCGTCATCCCAACCATTACCATTCTTTGCAGTAAAACCGAAGTTATATCCGTTAACTTGAAGTCCAGTAGCAGAAGGTAGTAATGTTGAAATATGCTGTTGTTGATAGATGTATGACGACCCATAAGAAAAATTAATGTTGCCGCCTGGTCGAACAATTGGACTTGGTCCACAATAACCAGGATCACCCCAACCCCAACAAGTTAGATTGTCTTGATACACACCACCAACCCAAGGCGTAGGTCCGCCCTGAGGAGTATTTAAAACAATATTCCCCGTAGTGTAAACTTGCGTTGGATCTAGTGTTTGCGCTTTACTTAAAAGCGGCGTGAACAAGGACGCCAAGCAAAGAGCCAAAGCCAATGTTCTTAACAGTTTCATATCTATCTTCTTTATCTGGTTGTGGAATCTTATCTTTATTTTCTGCCCAAGTTAATTTGGCTTGCTCACCAATCTTACCTTCAATCGGACATGGAGTTCCAGCATCCATCATTGCTTTGAATACTCTATGGTCTTGACACATAGTAGCAACAGCCGCAACTTTCATACCCATATCGTATAGAGTTTTAGATAATTTTAAACGTTCGCAGTTTAAATCACGAACAGTACCACCACCCGATACACCAAACACTTGTGTCTGAACAGAGCCAGATGAACCAGTAGAACACAAATCATTATTACCACCACTCATCATTGTAGGTGCTACAGCAGTTGGTGGTGGTTGAATTACACGTTGAGTGATTTCAGTTTTATTGATATTTGTGTTAGTCATTTCACCAGAATTTATGTTTTGATTAACGTTTGCATTTTGATTCACGTTTGTATTGTTACTAGTCGCTGTTGAAGTACTGATGTTACGATTAGTCATATCACCAGTGTTCACATTGTTATTTTGATTAGTAGATGTGCTAACGTTGTTATTGTTATTAGTTGCAGTACTCACGTTGTTATTGTTATACGTCATCGTTCCAGTATTTTCATTCTTATTAACGTTTGTTGATGTGCTAACACTATTGTTATTGTTGTTGAATGTTTGTGTGCCGCTATTAATGTTGTGGTTTGTGTTTGTATTTGTGGAGGTTGTGACGTTAACATTGTTATTGTTATTTGTCATGGTTCCACTATTTACATTGTTATTATTATACGTCATTGTACCAGAATTGACGTTGTTATTGTTAAGCGTTTGAGTGCCACTGTTAATGTTATTATTCGTGTTAACGTTTGTGGATGTGCTGGTGCTTGCGTTGTTATTATTATTTGTATTGACGCTAGTGCTATTGACAGTTGAATTGCTTGTAGCATTGGAAGTACTTGTTGCAGTACTATTGCTGTTGACTGTGCTGACGCTATTAGAAGTGCTGTTGGTATCTACCAACGTTTTGCTATCGTATGTACCTTGATTGATGAGACTTGTTGTCCCTGTTGTTGTTCCACCAGTTGTGCTGGATGTTCCAGTCGTTTGGGCTAGTACTGCACCAAACATCATAACAAAAAGAGCAACTACAAGGCTCTTCTTGCGGAAGTTTTTCATTTTTCTATTTTCCTTTTATTTTTTTATTGACACCTCATACTATAAAGCAATTTTCGTGCTTGTATTATGGTAAAAATTTACCGATTAATCCATTGACAATTCTGTCTGACAAATCATCAGGCAGAAATTTGAGAAACCCTAATAAGTATAAAGCCACACTACCATACACAAATATTTTTAAACACATATCAAAGGTCTTTTGATATTCGTTCATCTACCGCACCTGTTGCCTGTTTGACAAAACTGCATTAGTTCATAGCCACCAATAAACATTATGAACAAAACAAAAGCACTCACACTTAATATTACTGCTAATTCGTTTAACTCTGCTTCTTTTTGTTTACGCTTACGCTCTTGATCGTTGAACATTCTTATATCATTGGCGTCATCGGCATCCATTTCTGCTTGACGAGCCTTAATCTTATTCCACACATCTATCTTGCCTGTCTGCATGAATAACATCTTTAGTTCTTCTTCGAATGCCCTAGCTTGTTCTAATGCCATCTCAATCTGAAGAGCGGTTCCCATGTTGGAACCTTTTTTAGACTTTTTAGCCTCCATTAATGCTTTTGTTGCGGTACTCTTGGCATCAAACATCTTGCCAATCATTGGCGCAAGAGAGCCTAGATCATTGGCAACTTTGGCTGCCTTTTTGACCATACTGATTGCGGATGTGATGCCCGCTAGTGCTGTGATTGGATCAATCATTTTTTTATTCCTGTTTGCAAATTTCTTTGTGTAATCTATTCGAACAGTCTTTTTTAACCCACTCTATGCAGTATACTTTTCTTTCATAAACATCACCAGACCATCCCCAACGGACACACTTTGATGTTTCGTCTTTTTTAGTCTTTTCTGCACTTGCACTTAAAATTATTAAACATATTATAAAGACTATTAGCTTTATAGAACGATTGGTAGCCAAAGCCACAGACCTTGACTCATTAGTATTGCGGCAAAAAGTCCAACACCGATACTAGCAAAATATAACGACATACTAACAGCTAGAATACTTGCAGTTAACAAAACAATTGCAATTTGAAATGCAGAACCTGCAAATGTCATCCAAGGACCAGACTTGCGAATCTGGTCACGTTCCGCTTCAAGGGCCCGTGCCTTTGCCATTAATTCTTTTTTACCCTCATTTGTTGCGGGTTCAGATTCATATCTGTCAATCTTTGCTGTTAACTTGTCAGCTTTTTCGAATTGTTTTCGTTCGATTGCATCATCTCTAGCCATCTCAGCGAGAGTTTGTTTAACTGATTTTGCTTGATAGAATGCCCAAGTATTGTTTGCACTAATTGTATTATTCAAAACTTTACTGCTATTACCACTGGCAACATACGTATTGATTGCAAGCAAAGCGGCTAAAACGGTGATTAGCCAACCAGCTTTGTCTTTAATTTGTGCTTCACGTTCGCTACGTGACAATGGTTTCTTTTCTAATACTACTTCTGCCATGCTATCTCCTTTGATATAAGTCATTATATTTATGAAAAATGGTGTTTTTAGCATTTGCCAGAGCGGGATTTTGTTGTTTTTTTGCAACAAATACAAAATAATCGTTGACTTGCGTGGTAGATGTGGTATAATGAATACATGACATTGAGAAAAAAACGTTCTGACAGAAACCATGTACTGTACAAAGTTACGTGCGTGGACACTGGTGATTCATATGTTGGCTTGACTGTTGCACAGGGTCAGGCCTACGTGCGTTCGGTAAAAATCCGTTGGCAAAAACATGTGAGCCGTGCTAAGTGCGAAAACAAAAACTGGGCAATGTGTAATGCGTTGCGTGAATTAGCTGGTGCCGCTTGGCAATATGAAGTCCTTGAAGTGATTCGTGGACGTAAACCCGCACACCAGCGTGAAAGAGAATTGATTGCCGAATTCGAACCATCGTTGAATACATTTTGACATGCCATATATGGTGTGTTATACTATTTAAAGTAACATATAGGAGTGTTTATGAGAAATATTAGCATTGCTTTGGGTGCTTTGCTTTTTGCAACAAGCGCATTTGCAAATGATATTGTTAGTTATGAACTTGCAAGAGTTATTAAAGTTGATCCAATTGGAAACATGAGAGCCATTTCAATGCCTAGAATGTCATGTAGCAATGTTGAACCAGCTGAAGGTGCAGGTACGCCCGTTCAACCGCAACAACAAAACTGTGTGACATATAGCGACAGAGAGTTTCGATATAATGTTATTGCATTCAATGTGACGTTTGAATATAAGGGACAGATTCGCACAGTTAAAATGAAAAATGATCCTGGCAATACAATTCAAATTAAAACAGTTACGAGAATTTTTGCTGTAGAATAAACTATGAAAAAAACGTGTATACTACATAGTATCATAGCAACTTTATTTTTGTGCAATATTGCACATGGTAAAGTTGTTCTTGTGGAAGATTCGTCAACTAAAGACGGCTACTACATGGCAAAGGTGATAAATGTGAAACCTATTATAGAAAAGGTACCGTACATGACTACAAAAAATTATTGTCAAAAACAATATGCAATAACACACTATTCTGGACCAGGAACTAGTAGTCTAGTCTTGGGTATGACACCGCCGCTATCAACACCGTCATGTAGACTTGTCAATGAACAAGCCTATCATAGCGTTGTCAAAGGATATCAAGTAACATATGATTTTAAGGGTACACTTAAAACTGCATTTTTAAATAATGAACCAAGTGAATTTGTGCAGGTGTATAATGCTCCATGACGTATTATGTTTATGGCGCAGAAGAAAGCGAAACAACCCGTAAGGTAGAACTGCTTTTAGTCGTTTGCAGAAGAGACTATAAAATATTTTGGTTAGGTGAAGATTACTCAATAGAACAATTGAGAATATTAGTTCCTGAAACTAATTTTGTTCCTCACATATACCACGATGCAAAATACATTGGCGGCATTAAAGAACTATACGATTATTTGTATAGTGAAGTAAAAATGGAAAAACAATTCCAAAATGAAACCCGAGAACTTGACAATTGATTGGATTATGAGTATACTATACACATTGAACGAAAGATATTTTTAACATGGAGAACTTTGATATGACAACTTTTAATTATTCAACAAC